ATATGGTTATAATCGACAATAGTGCGATTAAATTAATGAGCATGTATTATGTGTATGTTGGTGCACCACCGCAGCACCATGGAACACAGTCGCGACTAGCAATGGATTCTCTATCCAGGTCACTCGAGTATTCTCGGGCATCCAAAGAATTGGATTCTGATGTTATTGAGAACATACCGTATATCCCCACATTAGGCTGCAGGGATAATAAGCCTGATACATGGGACCTCCCAAATGGTCACGCAGATCCGGAGTTTGTTAAGGCAACAGCCTGGTCAATGGTTAACCATTACCAAGACTCATGCCGTATTGCGTTCAAGAAATTCGAGGAATCCATAATTCGGGAACCATTCATCGAGCTTGCGCAGGGAAATCAAACCTATGATTGGACACTCGACAAGACAGTGCCTGCCAGGGCGGCAGTGCAACATACAATAACGTCAATACACCTAACGCAGGGAAAGGCATTCAAAGGGATAAACAAACTGGAGTTCCAGAAAGCATGTCTAGACATGCTTGAAAGAGACAAAGTGGTATACTATGCTCCAGTCCTTGTGAAGGAGGAGGAGGAACCAAAAATTTCTGGAGATGACTCAGATGTAGAGGTCGAATATGTTAGAAGGAAAAACAGAAGGCTGAAGAAATTACCCAGAGTGCTATCGCACGATAAGGCACTGCTGAGGATGCTCACCATAAAATCATTCGGAAAGACCGAAGAGAGGGGTAAGAAAGACAGGAGGGCTATATTTTCCGGGTCCGTCATATTAAAGTCTTGTCTCCATTCAATTGAGATGTTCACCAGGGAACTCATCAAGCCAATGCAAGAAAGTGGACTGCCCTATGGGGGGCATGAGAAAAAGGCAAGAATGAGAGTGCTTGAAAACACGGCGAATTTGACAAAAACACTACACCAGAGGGTCAAGGCCTTAACTGAAGACAGGGAGAAATGGAATGAGGGATTAAGTCCTCAGGCATTCCTATTCCATTTAGACTGTACTATAGCTTATGTGGAGAAAACATGTGGCGTAAAGATACCACAGTACGTGAAGAATTCATTAAGGAGCGGTTTTCTGCTATTATCATACAAGATAGTGGACTTGGGAAATGGGTTCAGGATAGAATCCGGAGACAAGAGGAAATACAAAAGGGTTGCACCGTTGGAATTCAGGCATTATGAAAATGCAATGAATTCGAGATGGAGACCATTGTGGGAACAACTAAAGAATAGACAAACAAGCACAGGAGGAATCTGCATGAATCCAGGATTCCTGATGGGATTTTTAAACATGTATTCAACAGCCTATGG